AGTTTTCATTCTTGTTTGAACTAGAAGTCAAAGCCAGAAGTTTAGAAAGAAAAGAAAATGAATCTCTCATGTTGGTTTGATTTGTTTGTGAACATTTTAATTATATCATAATAGATTTAATAAGTCAACCCCCTAAAAAATTAATCCTAAAAAAAATTGATACTTGACAAATCTAATTAATTATATTATAATAGGATTGCGAGGGTAAAACCTCAGAACCTTGAAAATTTAAACAAATTAAACAAAAAGGAGAAATTCTTATGACTCAAAAAGTCGAAGAAAAAGCAACTAAACTTGCTTTTGTTTTTGGAGGTCGTCAACTCTGTAATTGTTGGGCGCAAGGTTGTGAAGACAATCATGTACTTGCCCAAAAAGCGGGAAGACATTTCAAACGCTCAAACAAGCATTTGTACAAATTTCCAAAAGATCAAAAACTAACTGTTCATCTTTTTGATATTTCAAAAGCTGAAGGTTGGTCGATGAATTATCAAGACGTTTGCACTTGCTTAGAGACAAAAGAAGAATGTCCATATATTGAAAAAATATATGTAGTTGTGTAAACAATCGCCCCTTCGGGGGCGTTTCTACTTTTGCTCCATGAACTTTTCAAACAGGCTGTCAGGCTGAAACGCTTTTGCCAAGAAATTACCATAAAGATTATTGTCTAATATCTTTAATCCATCTTTCTTTGTGAAAGTCGCAACTAGAATTGCTTCGCCCGCTTTGTTCATATCGTAAAGTTCAAAGTCATCAAAGATGCCGTTCTTGATCGCTTCAGGAACAATTTCTGATACTTTTCTGTGAACATTGCGAACATATTCTGGAAGCACCCTTCGGCCTGTTTTTATATATCTTTGATAGTTCCTTTCAAGTGCTGTTGCAATTTCGGCTGTTGCATATTTGGCGCGAACTGTCATCCCGCGATCTGTCATCGTTTTAATTTTTTTGGTCAAACTGGCAACACTTCCATCGCCTGTACCATCTAACATTGTGTGATACCTTCGCTGTGCTGATTCTCTTTGAATTAATTTAGAAATCCAACTCGATTCTTCATGTACATAGTTCGCAGCGTTTTCTGCGATCTTTCCGCCCTTGGCTTTCATCGCATTAAATTCAGGCAAACGCTTTTTGATTTCATCAGCGTCAATAACAACAGTTCCTTTTGGCAATGGCGATTTCTTCAGCATGATTGATTTTCCAGAAGCCGACCCGCCGCCTGTCATAAAGAAGATCGGATTCTTTTGCGCCTTCGGGTTATTCTCAGCAATAACATCTTCAATAATTCTTCGATGTAGTTCCTGACGTTCTGGCGTCCATCTTGTAAGGTTTGACGGCTCCGCGTTTTCTGCAAGCGAACCATCTGAATATCTTTGCCAAGAAAGTTCCGCGCCTTTTCTTTCCCGAACAACATCAGGAACAATTTTAATTTTTTCTGCATTTCTACCATATGCGGCCTGCAACTGCGCCAAAGTTTTTTCTGACCCATCAACAGCAACAAATTTTCTGATTGCCTGATCGCCGCCATATTTTTTTGACAATTTATCAAAAAATCGAACTTTTTTTGCTCCAAGTGCTTTTGCTTTTATTGTTTGCGATTGACCCGAAAGCCAAGTTCCGTATGATTGCCCTGCGGGTACTAGGCCGCTTTCTGATGGCCTGAACCCCCTACGCTTGGGCGCTTCGATCTTACGACCAAAAACACGGCTTAAATTGTCATAATCTATTTCGGCAACTGTTCTTGAGCGACAATTGAAATGCTGTGGCGGCTCCGGCCCTTTTCCATATTCAAATACCTGTTGATCTAATGATCGACAACGTGAACTGGTTCTACTGTCCAAGGTTGCAAGATAACGATATTTTTTTGTTGCATCTGGGTTTGCCTTATAAACTTGTTGCGCCGCGACATTACTTACTTGGTTTATTGATGTTCTAACGATTGTTTGAATCTGCGGGTTTGCAAGCATCATTGACGCGCCACGCATCGCCAATTGTTGCTGTTTTGCTGTCTTTGCCAAAGTGTTGAATCTTAACTTGCCGACAAGACGCCTTCGCATTTGTTGGGTTGTATCGCCTGCCAACAATCCATCGCGAATTGATCTTCCAAGTCTTTCTGCGCTCTGATCTGTAATCCCGCGAAAAGATTTTTTTATTGATTGACCATTCGGCAACCTTATCAATGCGCCTTCTTTTGCTGTCAATGAAAATTTTGCGCCAGAACCCGCCGCGATAGTACTTAATGAATCAGATAAAACATTTAAATTAAATTCAGATGCGGAAGTTGTCACAACAGCTTTTGCAAATGCGGGTGTAACTTCAACAGTTCTTATTGATGACCTTATGCCTGCGGGCAATGCTCGTTCCATCTGAACAGTTGCAAATTCTCCCTGCAACTTTGCAACAGCATCGGAAACAAGTTCCATATCGCGCGTTGATTTAACATCCCATTTTCTAAGGCTTGCTTTTGTCTGTAATAACAAAGCCCGTAAACGTGCCGCTGTATATTTGGGCTGATTCGCCCTTGGAAGGCGTTCTATTGCTTCTAATTTATCAACCGCCCGCAATATGATTCGATTGTATGATTCAACGATTTCACGGGAAATTTTATTTGAAAATCTATTTAAATCTAAACTATTACGAAAATATTCTTCTGGAATTAAATCAGGGTAGGGAATAGATGCCCCAAGTTTGGAGACATCAGAAGGAACCCGAATCGGCGTTTGTGTCATTAATCGTCATCTTCTAGGTCTTCTGTTGGTTCATCTGGTTCGGCTTCGGGTGTCGGTTCATCTGTTTCGATCATGTCTCCTTTTTGTGTTGATTCGATTTCTTCTTCAACGTCAAAATCATCGCCGAGGATTTCGCCTTCTGCCAATTGCTTCAATAATGTTTCCTGAGATATAGCGCCAGAAGACCATAATCCTTGCATCGCCTGAATTTCTTGCGGTGCCAATCTCTGACCTAAGAAATCACGATTGACAAAAGCATTTCCAATTTCTGCAATATTTAGATAATTTGCATGAAATACCAAACAGTTGTCGATCATGTCTTGAAGCTGTTGCGCAACAATCATCAAAGTCGAATCGCCTTGACTTCTTTGTATTTCTTGCGAAGCGGCTGTTTCTGCAACAAGTTTTTGTCCGAGGATTGCGGCAAGTGCCAAAGTATTGATCTGATCTTCAATATTCTTTATTCTGTCGCGTTGATACTGAAATGATTGGCCTTTGATCTCTACAAACTCCGCCCTTGCACCTTCTGGAAAGGCGATTGCTTCGCCCGGCCCCGCGCTTACTTCTTCTGACGCCTGCGGAAATCCAAACAGACAAAGTAAAGGAACAGAAGATATTCTTAATTGATTATCGAAGTCTGAACTCTTTTGATAATGCAATAAATTTAATTCTGCAATATCTTGCATCGGCGGGCGTGATTCTAAAAACGAAACTTTGTTTGAATATGCAATTGCAAATGGTATGTAATCCAAAGATGTCGTTCCTTCATCTACTTTGACAAATTTTCCCTGTCTGCCCTTTCTGTGAACTTCAAAGGCTCCCGGCGTTAGTAATCGAACCTGTTCAACTTCTTTCTGTCCATAATCGCCATCTTCTTCTGTGACCCGTTCCAAAAGTCGCAATTGTGTGAGTTTTTGTTGCCCGTCTACAAGTTCTGTCCGCCAACCTAGAATTTCGCGCGGGCTGTATGTAATCCAATAAGGCCGGCCAGTTCCACCTGTCGGTGCATCAACAAGAACGCCGACATGACCATAACGCAACATTATTTTTGCTGTCTCATATGTCCAACTCGTGAGATCGTTACCTTGAAGGTCAATATCGAACAAATCTTCAGTAACCCGTTCTGATACCTCATTCAATCGGACAGGTTTGCGCGTAAGCATACCCGCAAGCAATCTTTCGATTCTGACGTATAAAGGCGCGAGAACGCTTGTGGCGAGCCGGTTATCATAGCTCTCGTCCTGTTCCCGGGGCATCTGGGGAAGATATTTTCGATGTCTTTTTCTTATCCCATAAGTTCCTGTTATCAAATCTTCAATCAATATCCAGTTCGGCTCCATATTTACATAAGCATTGCTAGGGTCTTGAACCTCAACAGCTTTACTTGATCTTGTTCTGTCGTAATGGTTGAAAGAAGAATACACGGCTTAATCCCTAGCTTAATTTAATAGTAATACACTTTTTAATATATTCTAATCCCTGTTTTGCGCCCTGCCCCCAAATGTAAGGGATTGAAGCAACGCCAACAAAGGTATCGAACGCAATCAGAGAAATGATCTAATCCTGTTTTTTCTGGTTCGCCTGATTCTGTATAAGATTGAAGTTCCAAAGATTCGATGACATTTTTACAACGCGGATGAACAAAAAGACTAATTTCTTCTTTACCATTGCATAAAAGGCGCTGAACATTATTAACGCTGTCTTTAATGGATGGGTTAGACGCCCCCGATTGATTGGATATTCCATAACTTTCGAGAATTTGGATGTCGGTTTTAGTAGCATTTGTCGATCTTGCTCCGCCTGACGAATCAGGATAGCCGTAAAGTCTGTTATGTGGAAATCTTGATCTGATTTCTTTTGCCAGTTGGTCGGTGTCATGTGCGCGTATCTCATCAAAAATATAAAGTTTGTTATCTCTAATCACGGCGCAAACGCAAGACATCTTGCCAATGTTGAAGTCGATTCCGAGTCTTATAATTTCTTCTGAATAATTTGGAATGTCTTTTGTTATATGTTTTTCTCTGTCGAAGCGGTCAAAAACAGCGCCAGTTGTTAAAGATATGAATTGACCCTCAAGATATGCTTTTAGAAGATTTGGGTCATAATTCATTTTCATTCTATCAATAAAGTCTGCGGGCAAATGTGGATTGTCTGTTGTTTTCATTCTTATTAACTTTCTGTCATCTTTTTCTTTTGCTTCATCACTCCCAAAAGTTTGCCAGAACCATTTATAACCTTCAGGTGTGGAGGCCGCCGCAAACTGGCGAACATTCCCTGCGCGAAGACGTCCAAGGATTTTCGGAAAAGCACGATCACAAATCGGTTTTGCAACTGTATCAATTTCATCTGCCAATATAAAAGCGGCGTTAATACCGATTATTCTTTGCCAAGACTCGAAACTTCTGCACATTATCCGCGTATCTCCTTTGGGTAAATGTAAAACAAAATCAGGCAACGGCGAACTTCTGAATGTGTAAGGAATCTCGTAATTCAACAAAAATTCCTCAAATTCTGTTACAAAGAGATCACGAACTAGCGGTTGCGTAGGTTCTAATACAATGCCCGTGAAGCCTTGATTTAACAATGAAAGATATAAACATTTTGCCAGTAAAGATCGCGTCTTACCTGACCCATAGCCCGCGCATAAGCCCAATATTTCCGTATCTGTGTCATTTACAAACGATAGTTGACCCGTATGAAGATCAGATAATACACGCTCTAATATTATCTCTGTATCTTTTTCATCAGGAGGACTTAAAAAGTCGAGGAGGGGTTGTTTTTCGCAGACATCAGAAATAAGGCTCATGCTGACATATCAAAGCGTAATAATTTTGCTTGCATTTCTACGGCACGGATGGCGGTTTGCAATTGATTCTCCATTGATGCGCGGCGTTCATAATCTGCAAGTCTGGCAATTGCCCCTGTGAGCCATTGCGGACGCTCTAGTTGTGCATCTTGCTCCTGTAGTATGCGAGCGCGAGACAAATATTCTTCTGTTTGACGTAAGCTAACTGAATAATTCTCCGCGCAGTATCGAGCAATTTGCGTTTTTGAATTTCCGAGCAAAAGCAAATCGTATATTTTGTTAATACGCTGATCTATTTCGATATTAGTTGCTTTTTTGCCCATGCCTTCAATATATAACATGAATTATAGGGTTGACATTACATTTTAATTTTATTATAATTAAATTGTTATCAAACAAACTAAACCAATGACTAATTTCTTTATGGTTATGTGCGCGACAGGAATCTTTTATTTGGGATTCGATGGGGCGTTGACCGATATGACCCGCAACGATTGTGCGGCGGGTATTCAAGCGGCTTGCGAGGTGTTGCGATGAGAAAATTTACAGTTGAATTTTATGCGAACAGCGAATATTCAGTTCGCGAAAGATTACAAGAAATAGATAATTCTATTTCAAATATTGTTTGGCCTTGGCCTTCTAATATTGATAGTTCAAAAACAAGAGTCAAAAAACTATCTGGTCATATTAAAGAAGAAAAACAGTATCAGCTTTCTGATTATGAATATGAGAAAGAAGACCCAACTTGGAAATATGGAAGCAACTTTGTAACTACTGGCAAATGGAAAATGCAGGTTGTACCTGATGAAGAATATGTCAACTTTCAAAAAAGTCCAGAATTATGAGTAAATACGATTTCAAAGATAAAGAACTTGATTTGAAGATGCGGATTAAGTTCTTGGAAAAGAAACTACGCGAACCCGATCACGACTTTGAACAATATGAAGAATGGCAAAGTAATCTTGAAATGGTTACTGATGAACTTACAAAACTACAGGTTAAGAAGTTTAAATATTTTCTTGGCAAGTGGGTTCATAATTTCAAAGAACAGAATCAGTTAATCAATGTTGTCGATTGTATGTTTGTTGCACTTGAAAAAACAGATCAAAAAGATGTTGCGATGAAGTGGTATATGAGAGTGACAGACCCGAAAGAAACAAAATGCCTTGAAAAGCTATTGGAATATAAAACGGCGGAGGTCAATATGTGGAAAGCAAATATCAAAGCTATTAAAAAGCAAAAAAATGAAGCAACAAAACTAATGAAAAAACAATGTAAAGAATCTATTAGGCAAAGCAAGGAAATGAATCAACGTAATTACGACACCTTATATAAACAATACGTTGAACAATTAGAAAGATATAAAGATCATCTTGCGCAACTTGAAGAAAAAAACAAAACTTTAAATCTTAGAATTGATGAATTAGAAGATCAAAAGTGGAAACTTAATAAAATAGTTGGTAAATACCAACAGGAGGTAAAACAATGATTGAAGACGGCGCATTTTTTTTTAACTCAAGTGACCCCAGTTACTTGGGTGTAAGAAAAGATGGAAAATGGATTAAAACTGACCCTATTACAGAACGAATGAAAGACCAAGAACAACTAAAAGCACTTAATCAATTACTTTCTTTGGTTATTGGTGGGCGTATTGCAAGACAAACTGAGCATTTAAAAAGCGCCCCTATCAATCGTATCAATCACGCGCAAAAGATTATTGCAGATGGGGAACTTCAGGAAGCAACGCGCGATTTGCAAGATGGTTACGATGGCGCATCGAAAAGACTTTCACAAGTTGAACGCAAGATTGATTCTTTGAAAAGTTTAAAAGTACTTGCAGAAATGGTTGAAGAAAACGTAAGGGATGCGGCGCTTGCGGCTGTCCGCGAAGGTGCAAATTCTGATGGCTTTATGTTTGATGAATATAACGAATGGGAGGGCAAATATAAATGAAAAGATATAGATTTTCAAGCGGGGATGAAGAAAAGTCTCGCAAAGCTGAACAACAGTTTTTACGCATTACAGAAAACATGACCGATGAAGAACGCGATGCTGTTTTAAAAATGATGATAAAAATGCAGAAACAATTGTTTTTTCAAGAGCCGTGGTTAATGAAAAAGTTTTCAGGAAAGGAACAGGCGCAGATATTAGCGCAATATACAAGAGAAGAACAATTGATAATGCTTGCAAGGTTTGATCTTGAATTACAACATTGGAAAGATAAAAAAAGAAACAGTTGACAATATTATTTAATTATATTATAATTAAGTTGTAAGCAAACCAATCAAACAAATGTTATTCCAAAAAACAATCACTACTCACGAATACATCACAGGCAATCGCGAGGTTAACTGGTATTTTGAGCATCAGGAAGGCAACGAGTTCGGATACTTAGTTATCATCACTAATGGCCGTATAGATCGCGAACAAAGATATGAAGCTAAAGAATTTTATGAATTGATTGAAAAAACTAAGCAATTAATTCCTGAATGTTGGGAAGGTTGGAACGGAGACAACTTCAATCACAATTACAATTACATGACTCCTGAAGACTTCGCTGAAACAATGTATGAGGAGGTTGGTTAAAATGAATTTTAACAATGACGAAAAAGACGTTTTATTCTTAAGTCTCAACAACATAATCAAAGATTATGAAGTATGGAATCGTTTAGAGACAAAAGACAAATATCATTTCTTAACTTCATACAAAAAAATAGCAGAAAATAATAATTCACAATTTAATCTTAGATATAAATTAAACGATATTTTGAAAGATTATGATGAAGAATATATCTGGGATGCGGTCTTTTTAATTAAACCTATTGTGGAAGCTGATATAAAATTAAATGGATAGTTTTTTACACAATCATCAAGCCGCGCTTGATAGTCAAAGAGAAGCGCAGGCAATACGCGATATATACGGCGATGAAGATGACAAGTATTTCAACCACGAATACGATTATGAAGACGATGATTTTTTCGATGATTGAAACACCCTCTTTACTTTCGCCGTGTGGCTCTTATCAGGTTGACTTTTTTCCAATAAAAGGTCGATCTGATCTTTTCTTAAGATGTGGTGTTTTTGAAGGTCTTATTGAATTTCAAGAATGTGTATCGCACGTTGAAATGTTTCGCGAAGTAGAAAGCAAAAGATTTAGAAAATTTAGAACGATAGGGCAAAATAAAATCCCGCAAGAAATAATCATATGAAAGATAAATATTCAATCAAGCCTGTTTTAAGTTCAGAATGTTATGAATGGTTCTTAAAGAAACACTACGCGCGAAGATTGCCGAATATAAACTGCGCATTTGGGTTGTACGATAATTTGAATCTGTTACAGGGTGTTTGTAGCTTTGGTAAACCTATGAGCCATACATTAGTATCTGGCGCTGTAAATGGGCTGTATCAAGATAATTTTCTCGAACTAAATAGATTAGTTATCAATGAAGGATTAGAAAAAAATGTTCTTAGTTTTTTTGTTTCTGGTTGTTTAAATAGATTACCGAAGCCATCAGTTGTTGTTTCTTATGCTGATACATCCCAAGGTCATCACGGGTTTATATATCAGGCAACAAATTGGATTTATACAGGATTAAGCGCAAAGTTTAAAGATTATGCCGTAAAGGGTCTTGAACATATGCACCATAGTTCAATAGAAGATAGCGTTGGCCGCTATGACGAAAACAAGAATATTAATAAACATGAGCTATTAAGAAAAAAATAC